ATTAGGAAACCATTTAGATATGGCTGACTTATAACTAGTTCTGTCAAATCTCAAGATAGGTTTGATAGTTCTAATTTTTTCATTAACCATTGTAGGTATGGCTCTTGCTCTAATACTGATTCTATGTTGATAATCCGAACTTACTAGGGATTCATTGATGAAAGGTATAGGGTTCTGTTCGGTGATTGCATCATTGTATGTTCTATGAAAACTTATAATAGTTGCATTACTGACATTAAACGGTGACGGACCACTAGCAGTGAACGCAGACTTAACGTTTATGTAGTAATACCCGTTTGGTATTAAGTTTACTCCATTTGTTGATATACCCTCTGAATATACTAATTCACCATTAATCAGATCAGTAGTCAAATATTGAACTGTAGATCCCACAAAGTTCACTCTTACTAAGGGTGATTCAAATTGAATGCTAGGGTCAATTATGATTTCCGGAGGGACTACGTAACCTTCTCCTGAATCGACTACTTCAATCGAAATAACTTTATCTAAAGATAAACTAGCAACTAGTTTAGCTTCTCTTTTGGGAGCTGGATATTTTGAAGTATCAATTACTGCATTTACTATCGGTGCGGCATCATATTCACGTCCGGCATATAGTACATTTACTGCCGGCATATCAATGAACACAGGTGTATTTGCAAAATGATTTTCTATGTCAGTATTATCGACACCTCTGCTTAGCCCTTTAATTACTTTATTTTTACGATCAACTTCTGTATAACTAATTAATTCATTATTAATTCTTAATAAGCCGGTTACTGGAAGCCCTTCTGCTTCATCTACATAAATTTCCAAATCAGCAGAAGAAATAAATTGAGCCACGTTGCAAATAGAAACGTTTTCTAAAACACCCAAACTTAAACCATAATTGCTGAACCAGTCACTGTAGTTAGCAGAGTTCCAAATTGGATTATCTGTGGTATACTGATCAGGATAGCTAGGATAAACCGGAACAGATTCAGATTGACTACTACCAAAAATTAATTGAGGAGTTATAAATCTACCTTCTCTTTCATTCCAAACAGCAGGTAGATCGTAGTCTGTTATATTACCCAAAAATTCATCAGTCTTTGAGTACTGTAGATAAAACTCTTTTAAAACCACATGATATGGTTTCATTTCATTGATGTAGCCCTCCAATAAAGATTGATTGTCTCTTTGGAATTTTTGATTGGTAGTTAATTCTCTAACGGTATATCCCACATCAACGAAACTAGTCTTAGTTAACCAAGGCAAGTAGTTTTGATTTTCAATATTTTCACTTTGTATGAAAGTAAACATATTGGTTAAACTTATGTTTCTATGTTTGAACAAAGGTCCTACATAAATCTGTTCATTTAATGCACGAATAATAAATCTAGTTTCTGTTGAGGGGAAGAAATCAAATTCATTGCTGTCAAAGCCCACACCAAAACCAGTTCCGTATTTTTCATAGTCCCATAACTTGTCAGAAAACTTAATAGTTCCGTTTTGAACACCTATTCTATTCCAATTTTGGGTTTCATAAATGTAAACTTCGCGGTTGCCTTGACCGTTGCTTGCTACTCCCACTATCAACCCATCGGTTGCGGTTAATGTTAATAAATCGGTGTATGTAGCTACTTCTAAGAACGTTCTAGTATTATCATCGTACCCATCTGCCCACCAATAAATATTTTCCCAATAGTTAGAGGTGTCTGCAAATTGATCTTGTATACTTAAGAAATTAATATTACCAAATTCATTTATTGGATAGGTAGATACTACGCTATTTGCATATTCTAAGTAGTTTTTAAGAGCAGATAATCTGTTGTTAAAGAAACTCTGTCTAGGTCTAACACTTATCCCTGTTCTTAACAATTTAGGAAGAGAATAATCTGGCACGCTAGCACCAGTTTCATCTACCCCTGCAAAACTATCCAATAATCTGTCATATAATCCAGTAGGATCATTATATCCTTTATTAGGATTCGGGAACCCTACTAAAAAGTCTTCCGGATAATTAGTTCTAATTAATTGAAAGTCCAAATGTCCGGTGGCTGCATTCGAATTGTTGCCAAAACCTAAATGTAAGTTAGTACTAGTATTATTGATATATTCATCTACATTATAAAATGCATAGACATTCGATTCAATTGGAGCAAAAAATGCAATTCCTGAATTCTTAGGATCAGTGATGTACTGTTCAATGATAGTATCACTTAGTGTTTTTCCTAAATTAACTGAAATAATATTAGTGTTTCTAACCCAATAATAATATTTTGCTACTAAATTATTATTGCTATCTGTTGTATAAGTTATCGAATATTTTGCAGTGTCGTATGGGGTGCCTACGCCATCATATAACGAAGGTATAAAATCACTTTCTACCCAAGTATACACGGTGACATCGCTGCCTTCAAAAACAGCACCCCAGTTTTCACTATTATAAACATTGTCATCTTGTCTATAATTTACAAAACGGGTATTCGACGGATTGAACCAAATTTTACCCACATGCATATTAGTCCAAACAATGTTTCCAGTACTGTTGTCTGGTGCATTATATCCTGCAGGATCTGTAGGTGTCACGTAGTCTAAGTTTTCTACTACTGCTCCTAATAATTTGCCCTGCAACGGATCTATGAAATCAAGTCCTATAATAGTTTCATCTGTTTTATTGTCGTACAGAGAAACTTTTTGTATTTTTTCTACGTCAACCGCTAAATTTGGTTTTCTGTAAATATGCCAGTTATCAGTAGATGAATTATTCTGCCATACTAAAACTTTTCCACCTTCGGTTGTAGGCTGATAATTTGGAGTACCTATAACTACTACAGAATCATTGAAAGAAACTGCGGTTCCATACATAGGTTGTGATCCATAGTTTTGATCCACATCATTTAATGACTGTGCATATGCATACTTTCCGATATTAGTTAAACTTTCATCGAATGAAGGTATGTAATCATACATATATGCTGCTCCTGCATTCGAATTTACCTCTTCAAAAGTAGTTAAATTGTTATCGAATACAGTATCGTTATGAATATTGTTGTCATTAGAAAAATCAAATGTAGTATTGATGTATCTATTTGCTACTGGAGCAGTAACCACAAAACTATTGTTTTCATTGTACTTTATAGCGTATCCAAATTGAGTTCTAGTTTGTGAGTGCGGATCTTGAATTACCTGAGATTTTATGTAATCAGTAAATCCCATTTCATACAAATAATTTCCATTAAACACACTTATGTTTAATTTATTATTAGTAGGACCTAAGTTTATGTCTCTCAATCTAATTACTAATCTTCCGTCTTCGGTCGCATATGCAAATACATTGGTCACCCCGGCTTCATTTATAGCGTTTGCTAATGTAGCTGCGTTGCCCGCTGGCATATAAACTCTATAACCGTTTATTAGTAAGTAAGTATCCTCACTTAGATTAGCTGCAATCAAGCCGGTCATAGTTCCAAATCGTTTACCCTCATTGGTAAATCTATATACTGCACCCTCAGTCTGAACGTTATTAATAACATCAAATGGTGCGCCAATTAACAATTCACTACCAAATGTATTAGTGTCTAACGAGAAGCCAAACAATTCACCTTGACGTAAATCGCCGGTATTATCGAACCCGTATATTTGTTGAGTTAATACGAATTGCGCACTACTTACAGTAATTATGTCACCCGCAAAAAGTCCAATGGTGCCTATCACAATAACGTTTAATATTACCACATATTTGCTAGTGCTTAATAATTCACCATTTACATAAATTCGTGTTTGATTAGTTGGGACGAAGGCTAAAATAATTAACAACGGATCAGTGGGTCGTTGATCATATTGCACTTCAATATTTTCAACTAATCTATCATACAAGTATACTATACCAGTATTTGACAAGTTGCCACTATAATCCGTATACGGAGCACCAACAAATAACTTACTTCCATCATAGTTAGTAGATAAGCTAAATCCAAACTTATCTCCTACTTGAGCCATTGGAGGACTGATGGCACCAACTAAGCTAAAGTTCACACTAGCAATGTAGATATTAGAACCGGTGGGCGCAGTATACTGAATTGGCTCTAGTGTATAAAAAGTAGTCGTGTTGGCGCTAACGTTATAAGTTCCGGTAATTACAGTTACTGAAGCATCATCACTAAAGGTAACTTTGTATATGTTCGCTCCCGCTGGAATCTCTGCAAATATCATTTCTACAGTGTAGAACGTTGTTCTATCTGTTCCTGGATCGTATGCTTCGTTTGCGATGGTATATAATCTAGAACTAAGTGGGCCGGTATTGGTAAACGCAACTTTATCACCATGTGCCAACTTACTACGTTGATCACCGGCACATCTAAACAAATACGTTCCTTCTTCTGCTGCAAATAAAGTGGTAGCTCCTATCGCAGAATAAGCCGTCACAAAGTTTACTGATTGTCCCTCATTAATAAACGTTAGTCTATTACCCGAAACCGTAAATTGTTTTTGATTTACTACTGTAGCCGAAGCTAGCTCTATGCCAGCACTAGCATAGGTTAACTCTTTGTCTCTTTGGAAACCCAACACTGTCTCGTCGTTTTGTGCTCCTAAATACAGTAAATTACTGTCGCCGGATATATCCATAGCATCACCTACTCTGCCGCCGATGATGGTTATAACCTGCTCTTGAACTATACTGTTTATATTACTACTTGGTGGAATCTTATAAACAAATATTTGACTTATTAAATCATCAGGTTTCGAGATGATCAATAAATCTTGGCTATACGTAATAGACTTGCCAAAATCTCCACCTTTGGTGATAGTGTTTTTTAGATAAAATAGACCATTGGGACTTATTGCATAATGATACACTGTACCTTCAGCAACATCGCTGATGAAATACCCAATGTTTGGTACATACGCGACTGCTGAACCAAACTCACTAGTGGTAATTATTGAATCTACTGTAGATACTTGATAATTATTAGTTTTTTCATAGACTACCCAATTACCATCTACGTTATTATCTATCCAAACTTTGTTGGTTGCATACTCTGCATTCAACAACGGCAGATTATCAACATCTCTGGCAGTAGATAAGCGTTGGCTTTGAAGTAGATATACTAATCCTCTTCCATTAAGCACATTTACTTGACTATCTAGATTTAAAGAAATTAGTATGGATTGAATAGAAATAATATCTTCTACTCTGTAGAAACCATTAATTCTTTCATCGAAGTTTAAAACTCCAATTAATTGATTTTTTAGTAATCCATGTGGCTTTTCAAATACTAAAGTTACATTGCCATTTAAATTGTTATAGACCGTGTTTAATATAGATTTCACAGACACCGGTGTATATATTTGCCACGTGTTATCTTTATCTGCTAACCAAATATAATCATTTTTGTAGATATCATTAATATCTACTGATTGTAATGCATTAACATTATAGGCGCTGGCTCTAACATCATTCTTGTTGACAAACCCCGCACTGGCTAATTTTTCGGTATACGAACCAGTGATGGTAGGAAGTATGTTAGAATTAGATATTGGTCTTCCGTAATTTTTTATATTGTATAAAGTAACTTCTTGTTGAGTTCCATTTTTTGATTCATCTTTTACGATTCCTAAAATACTAGGATTACCGGTTAGCTTTGATTCATCCAAAGTGACTTCGATGAAGTTTTGATTCATCAATCCACCGTATTCCCCTGTTTTTATAGCCCAGTTTTCGAAAACATTATAATTCAACTGGTTTTGTTGTATGTTTATTCCCTGCAGTTTAGTTATGCTATCTACTGTTCCCTTGCTAGTTATCATGTTTTTATAAACATTGATTTGTGTAGCATCAGTAAAGTTAGCATCTGCAAAATACTGTCTAGGTCTAAATCCTATTAATGATGCGCTTAAAAGATCGCCGTCATTTTCTAAATTAGGATTAGTTGTATTGTAGAATAAGGTAGCCTCATATGCTCTGGTGCTGGGATTAGGTAATAATCCTTTTTGTATATCATCATATGATGTTTTTAACCATTCATTATAATCAAACGAATCCTTAGGCAATATTACGGGTTTGTTAGCTATGTAAAACTCATTCTTGAATTTTACGATTACTCCCTTAACGTATTTTATATTAGGAACCCATTCTTCTATATTATCTTGATTTAAAATGAACCCAGCGGCGTTTAATGTTCCGTTCCATTCAGCCGATTTAGTACCAGATACTAATATCCTTTGCTGACGCAATCCGGTTACTAAATTATATATAATATCATTGAATGATGTAACATTGTCAAAGACAATAACATGCTCTATTGAATTCAAATTTGCTTTAAAGAAAGAAATTGAATCACCTTCGTTTAATGCCTTGACACTGAACTCAGTACCGTTTCTGTTAATAAACATGTCGCTAATAGATATTGGTATTAAATTTTGATTTAAAACAAAATTATCCTTAGACAACGTTAGTGGTTGAACGATAGTATTTTCTTTATTAATAACTACTTTTCTTGCATTAGGGTTTACGTTAATTGTGCTGCCTACTTCCCATCCAGTATCTATCCAATAAAGTAATTCGTATGTGATTTGATCCCAGTTAACTTCTATGCCATTTTCGACATTTTCGAATCTAACGCCCTGAGCAACCAAGTACTTTCCATAACCTCGGATAAATGTACATAATAAGTCAACCGAACTGAACTCATATCCATATGGAGTAACGATTGTGTCTGTTGTGTAGTTTTGCGGTATCTTAGCCGTTGTTTTATCTACCGTAAAATTATCTAATAAACCGTTATTAAATGGTGCATACGATAAAAAATAAGTTTTATTTTGACTGTTGCCAAATACCTTCCAACCATTTTGTGTTTTCTGAACAATAATAGAACTATAAGTTATAGTATCAACCGGTTGGTTATCGTATAATAAAACACTGTAGTTGTCATCCGGAATCATTAATGAATTATTTTTACTATTCGTTGATCCCTTCTCTACGTAGAATTTTAACAAATCTTTATCACTAAATCCAGCAAGGCGGTATGCTAATCTAACATCTAAATTACCAACCAAATCAGTTATAGTAGTCGTGCCGTCAATTCCGAACTGGTTTAGATAATCCACTATCCAATTTATGTAACTATGGGCAGCAACACCGTTACCATAAATTTTAGAATTTGCAACAGTGTTTCTATATCTATTATCGTATAGATATTGATTAAACTCTTCGTTATATTTGTACCTATCTAAATCAAAGCTTAGTCCAAACAATTTAGCAGGCTTTAATAAAGCCATAATTCTTACTAAATCAAATGGCCAATTGCTGCTTTTTAAATATGCATATTCTGCTGGGCCTACATCACCTTGAGTCCACAAATTTTTAAATTTGTCAACATTGTATGACGATAATAAAAATTCAAATGGACTTTTTAATTTACCCATTGAATCAACTGGTATTATGTTTAGTAAATTTGGCCTAATTGCATTATTATTGATATAGGGATCGCCGTTATTCCAAACATATCCGTTAGCTAAATCTTCCCATAAATAGGTATTATCACTAGTATACGGAGCTGCCCCGTATCTGTTATCCCACCAATTTGGTTTGTCAGTTAATCCTAACATTTCCCAAGGTGCGGTATCGGGGTTGCAGGTGTCATATAACCAAAGGTAAATTCCTCTCCAATTTCCTTTTTGTATTTTCTGATTATTGAAAATAAAATTACTATCTCTATAGTTATAGGTTAGTGGTTTAGAAGAATCATAGAAATGCTCTTGATAATCAATACGATTTAGCCCAACCCAATTTAAAAATTGATAGTTATAAATTTCCTGATAGTTCTCATAACTTATACCTATATTTCTGAACTGACCCGGAGTTATTTCTTGCGGTTCTATTGGTAGTTTAGCTTTTACTTTTAAGTTATTATAAATTCTTAATTCAAATTCTAAAAGAACTCTATCTCTATAATCAGTCAATGATCCATTAATATAGTCGCCGTATAATTTATTATACGAACCGTCATGACCTACAATGAAGTATGTGGGTGTTAAAAAGGTATTATCTAAAATAACCTTAGGCAGTGTGTTAGGATATAATCCTAACTTTGTTGGTGTGCTAGGTACATAACTGCCATAGGTCTGATCGTATTCTTTAATAACTATTAGATCGTTATTTTTTAAATTTTTAGTTATAGTTAATGAAGGTTCTATATCCGAAATTATGTAATCTACACCTTTTACCAACTGAATTGTTTCTAAGTTTCCAAAAGAATTTCTAGTAGTTAAGTATACTAAAACGCTTTCGTAATTAGCATTAGAAAAATCATACACCTTGCTTAGTGTGAACACATTGGTGCTTAATTCTAATTTAAACACATAAGAACTGGTTACTTTAGCATTTTTAGATGGTAACATATCAGTCCAAAAGAAGGGACTTGTGTTTAACTTAGGTTTAGTAATCCTATCTAAAACGTCATCTAAAATAAATGCAGGTGTCTGTAAAGAATTGTAATCGCTGTTAGTCAGTGTTTCGATTAACAATCCCTTAAACTTTGTATATTCATTCGAACTGTAATTTAATGCGTCAAAGAAATTATTATTTGTATTTCTTAAAAACGGAGCGCAGTTAATTAGTGATGCACTGTTTTGAATTATTTTTGTGCCATATGCAGTAACACTACCCAAATCTCTATAATTATTAGGCCCAAATGCCGCACCTACTAAATTGGGTACATTGTTGCATATACTCTTATAATGACCTCGTATGTCTCCTAAGTTAATAGTAGACATGTTTTCATTAAAAGGATTATGATCCAAATTGTTTGGTATTTGATAATATCCTATTTTAGAAATTTGATCACTATACAATAATATTGTTATTTGGTCATCTGCACTTAATGGTGAATCAAACACAATAGTGGTTGTATTTTCAGTGAAGGTATATATGTATTCGTCTGTACTCAACCTAGTGTTATTAACGTACACCACTGTCACTGGCCATTTTGTTTCGCTTTGTGGTTTTACTTTTACATCACAAACTACTCTAGAATTCATAGTCTCCAAATATCTGATATCAAATACCTGATATTGAAAACTAGTATCAACCGCTGTTTGCCATCCTATTAATCTTTCGTAAGCGTTAATAGAAGTGTAATTGTGAACATAACCATCAGTTAAAGACTTTGATCTTACTTGAGAGTTATCCACAAAATTAAATTTTTGCGAATTTAACGTGACATTAAATTGAATATCGCTGTAATTTGTTGCCGAACTATACTTTATAGGAAATAGTAAAACTGGATCGTCTTGTCCTGTTCCGGTAGCGTACTCAAACAGAGTGCAACCTGAAAAATCAGAACCGGAATAAAAATCATTGTCGCTATAACTGATTCCATTATTATCGAATATATCAAATAAAGGAGGTTGGTTTACTCTAGTTTTTTCCTGCGTTTGGTTCCAATTGGTTCCATCAAAATAGAAAGTTTTCCCTATATAATTTTCTCCGGCGCGGATAGCAGTTTGACTACCGGCTGCTACTTCTCCGTTAGGAGCTACTGTCAGCGTTATTATCGGGACTTCTGAATCAGATACCGCCTCAAAGGCCACTTTCCAAATTTTATTTTTAACATTTGGATTCAGATCTCCTGCAAATATAATAGTAGCGCCATCGTAAAGATAAGAGCTGCTACCATCTGGAGAGAACGCAGGTTGTCCAGCAACTTGTGTAAATGCATCAGTAACTGTGTAATTTATAAAAGCAGTGCTAGTAATTGAATATGTACCTGCATTAAACAACTTTAAGTTAGGATAAAATTCTATAATAGGTCTTTTTGCTCTGTTATTTGGATTACCTAATGCCTCTGTAGTAATGGGACTAACTGTAGTATTTTCAATAACAGTGTTGAGAACATCTATATGGAACCATCTGTTTCCCCTACTCCATGCGTTTTTATTTAGGCTATTTCTAGCTATTAAAATGTAGTCCGGATCTTTGGGATAATACAAAGTATCATCCCAAGGAAAACTATCATACGCAGTAGAATCATACGGAGTAGTCAGCGGTGTACCAAAAAGTTCCGGAGTTTGGAAATCTCTTACCGACAGTAATTGTATGCCTGTACCTACATTTTCAACATAGTACTGATCTGTTTTGTATTTTTCTGGTACCACGTTGCCGGAAAACTGGACTTTAAGTCCATTAGTAAATTTTATTCCATTTGGACTAACATATGATGTTTTATTTAAAATGTCATTTTCTACATCAATTATGACGCCAGCCGGCTCGTCTACCAATTTTATAATACCTACTCTTTGTTCGTTTTCTCCATCTTGATAGTATAGTGTATCAAGTCCGGCAGTTAAAATTGGAATCAAAAATATTTCTGCTAGTGAATTCTTGACAAAATTTCTACCTATATAGAACGAGCCAAACTTTATAGTTATATTAGTGTTATCAGGTAAATTCCCAGCTTCGGTTAATCGAATAACATAATCATTATTTCCCGCACTGATTAAAGATATTCTGTAATAGTGCTTGTTTATTTCGCTAGGAACCTGTTGTTCGAACAGCCCTTGGTCCACTATTGCAGTCATTGATCCCGTACCGTTAGACAATTCTACAATAGAGCCATTTGGTTCTGTTGACAGTGTAAATGTAGTGTTGCTAAGTATCTCTTTAACGTAATACATTCCGCCATAAAACGCAGCAGAAATAGTAGTAGTAGCATTCGCAGTTATATCTAGTTCTGGTCCATTTGGAGTAGCACTTATAGTAAACTGTGAGTTATCTACAATAGATTTTATGTAGTATTGAGTACCAGCAACGATTCCGGAAACAGAAGAAGCGAATGAAACCGGTTGATTCACTGAGAAACCAACAGTGCTTGCAGTAACCAATCTATTATTAGAAGCAATTACTGCTGATACAACAAACGTTCCACCGGTGGTTATGCCACCAAATGTAGGACCGGTAAAGTTTACTCCTTCGTTGACACGCAAATTAGCAGTAGAAGCGCAGGTCAATATATTAGTGCCAGCAGCAGTATTAGTAACAGTAATAGTAGCCGAGGGAGTCAATGCTGTATCGTTTGTGTCAAACCCTTGACCCTCGTAAAATTGTCCGATGTTGCCAAACACACCGGGATTGGTACCATAAAACAATAATGTTTTGTTGTGTAATTCTGTGATACCGTCAATGTTACCTATACTAGACAACAAACTTCCATTAAGTTCGTTAAATGTTTTCGTTGTGACTAAATCTATATCTAAGTTTCCGGGATAAATCCATTCGTTTTGGTCTTCTGCTAACGGGACATTAAATGTAACTACCCCTTGGCTAATACCGTTAAAATCTACTCCGTATACGGATCTAGTTGTAATGTTTGGTCTTGCGTTATTGGTGCCATCTGTGCCGGGTTCAGTTTGAATCCAAAACGGAGAATTTTGATTTACTATAAATCTGTACGTACCACCACGAACTAGAGTTAAGGTAGGATTACTACCTTGCAACGTAACGCCGTTTGTAGAAAAACCGAAGAGAGAATTATTAATACTAACATCATATGTTAAGTTGTTAAAAATCGTTTCGGCGGTAATCGTAACTGGATCCGGGCCGTTGGGTAGCCAATAATATTGAGAATAATTAATTAACTTATCTAGATCACAAAAGCTATCCCAAGAATAGAACTGGTTCGAGAACAAATTACTATTATTATCCGTATAACTATTTTCATTTGATAATGAATCTAGCATACCCGGATAGGTAATTAAATCTACTGCACGTGCAGTGTCTTTTTTCTTAAAGATGACTGCAGGCTCTAATTGATAATCTGCACGAATCTTAGAAGGTTCTACCAAATATTTGTCATTACGATTTATTCCATAGCCAAATTTACTACCAATATAACCCTGTATTCTAGTAAAGTTAGGCTGTTGAACTAATTGGTCTAACGTAACAGACAAAAATTGTTCATTGGTTTTTGTTTTGAAAACATCCGGCAAAAAATCGATTGTTCTAACTCTTGTTACCATGTAATTCTACCTATAATTTATGTTGTTAATGTTTGTAATTCAGTTGGTGTTAAAGCTGATATAACTACAATATCAGTCGCTTGTGCTGCATTGACGAAAATTTCATAAGGAGTACTTCTTATCTCATATAAATCCCCAAATGTCATAGTAGGATCATTGGGAACCAATACCGCTGAGCTAATCAAATCACCCACTTCTGAATGTAAGTATGCGCTTAATTCGCTAAAGTAAAAAGTGTCTCCAAAGGTCCAATTGTCGATACTAAAATATTGATTCATTGCATTAAGTACGCTTGTTCTTATTTCACTATCGCTAGCGGTTGTGCTGCTAGATTTTATTACCTTAATTGTTGCTCTAAGCTTTGGTTCTGCCTTAGACCCAAATAACGGTTTAAAGATAGCACTATTCATAACTACGCTATCTGATAACATTTTGTATTCATTAATTTTTGAAAACTCAACTGAAAGTTCTGAAACAGTGGGTTTAACTGGTTCCTGAACGGTCCCCGTTGTATCCCTAATCCAATTTTGATATTGATTGTAATAGCTCTGTGTCAGTAGATACAAATCGATAATATTTGATGTGCCTGGATTAACTCTAGTTGTATCAGATGAAATGTGCCTATATTGGAAATATAATCCCTGCCTACCTGTTTTAACTACATAGTCAGATAATAGTTCTAGATTAACTATGTTAGCGGAAGTAGTATCATTTACTGATTTATAGAATTTTCCTTCCAATACTGCATAATATACTTGCCCAACTGGATATTCGTATTTAACGATTGCTATGTCGGCTTGAGTACCATATGCATATACTATATCGACAGAAGGAACCATTTCAAATCGTGTTAATAAATTTGCATCGGTTACTCTTCTGAAAAAAACAAAGTTATTGAAATTTCTAGTTCCCGGAATATAACCAGTAACGTCTATGAAAAAATCTGGGTTCTTGTATGAACCAACCGTAGTTAAGTCGGCGGCGCTTACTTCTACTGAAAAATCATCTACGTAGCCGTCACTTTCTGTAGTTTGTCCAATAACATTCAATACTATATCACGAGGATAAGGAAAATTATAATTAGCCTGTGTATTAGATTTTAGTATGCTGATAAAATCTTGAAGTAGTTTTCCGGTGCTAGGATCATAAACTATTTTATCTCTGTCAAACGTAAATCTAACATCGTACACACTGCCAAAATAATATGCTACACTGCGCCATGTGACCAAATATCTATTAGAGCCTAAACTTTGAAATCTAACAAAATAATTAGGATCATTATATGTACTAGTTGACCATCTTTCTTGATTTGCTAACAGTGCATTATCAAAAATTAGACTAAAATTTTGATTTAATCGTATTTTAGTAACACATTCTGTAACCAACGCATTACCTAAAATGTTGGTTAAATTAGGGATAATAACACTCAACACTGCTCCATCCGGAATAGCATTGGTTAATCTCACTGGTCCTAACCCGTTATCTAAATTTCCTTCTCCGCCGTTATTACCGCCACCCACAACTAAAGAGACACTGGTCCACAACGAGGTTTGATCGCTAGGTAAAGGTAATCCAGCAACTAATCTATTATCACTACCAAAATAATAACCCGGTGGCGCAGTAAATCCTAATAACGCCCCTTGAGTAATGTATTTTACATCATTGGTAGTAAACACTCCCACACCTAACGGAAAATTGTTTTGTACAAAATAACCAGTACTCTCACCGTTGATATTATTTGTTTGATTCCATGTTATATTTTCATCCGAAACTACATATCTTGGATATGCTTGGGTGTAATATTGTTGTACTCTTTGGCTTCCCAAAATACTGGGAATGTTTTCTGTTAAGAAATTTATAATATCGTTATTGGTGTTTGCAGTAAAAATAGTAAAGCCATCGTTTAAATCTTGATACAACCCACCGTCGTCCGCAAAATCATTAGTGCTTGAATATTTTGCGCTGGGGTCCAGTAAATCAAAATTTCTGCTGGTACCTACACTGGTACGATTGATAGCTTTACTTTTAATTATGGAGCTATACAATGTGTAAGGGAAGTTATTATAATCTTCACCATTAACCATACGATTTTGAGTGTAATAACGTTGTGGTGCCCTAGTTTTTATATTAGCTAAAGTTTCTCTTGCTTGTGCTGTGGTCACTGGCAATTGTAAATTCAAAGTTACAGTCAGCGTTTCTTGACGATTCGTTCTGCTTATATAAGGTATAGTTATAGTAACATTTTGAAATTCACTAGGGTCGATTGTGTATGTTAGCCCGTTACTTGATCTTACATAACTAGCAAAGGTTCCAATTGGAATGGCACTGAATACTCCATCACCAAATACGTATGTAACTTGATCGTTGGTTCTTGAATTTACGCTGAATACTTTTTTTTCCGATGTTGCTTTTTGTAGATTAGCATTAGCATAAACACTTTCAACTTGCTTCCATTCGATCAATTCGTTAGTGGTAGTGTTTACCTCATATAGCCATGTATCAGTATTATTAATTCCTTGAATATCAATAGCTACTGTTTGATTCGTGACTTGTTCAGGTACCGTAAAATTAAAAGTTTGCAGTTGGCCCTGTTTAAAATACAAGAAGAATCCAGTGTTTGGACTAGCGAACCCCAATCTATCATTTCTATATAAAATATTGAAAATATTACTATTAGCGGGAGGTATTTCGTATAAAGATTCGCTATCTAAGCTAGTCATGCTAACACATTCAAAATTCATAGATGTGCCATCTACTGTTATAGAAAATGGTATAACAGGAAGCGTGTCTTCTGACAAACGAACAGAGTATTCGTCTGTTTTTACTCCTAATAATGTCTTTGAATTTCCGGGGCTACCAACACGTTGTGAGTCCACAAAAGCGGCATTTAAAATAGTATTAAACTGTTCTTGCCAATTGGGATTAGCAGGGTCGTTCCAAAGTATTGTCAAGCCACTTAAGTTTAAATTAGTATAATCTAAAAGCTGCTCCGAAGTACTAAGAGAAGTTATTTTAGCAAAGCCTTGACCTGCTATATTTCTTTTAGGTGTATAACCGACTAGGTTGGCTAGTTTAATAACACTATCTCTTCTTTCAGCAGTGTCTATGAAATTTTCTCTAGCGTTTAAGTCTCCCCTAAAACTCAATGCCTGACCCATAAAGGCCATAACATCCATTAGCGCGATAAATTCGCTACTTTCGACGTAATCATTAAATGTTTCGGGATAGGTTAATCGTAAATAATCGACAAATGTTTTACGTATAGTTTCAAAGTCATAGCTTTGTAAATCCGCTTGACTGTAATTTTTGTATAATGTTTTCCAGTCATTTACACCAAAAACACTAGTTTGTCTTGAACTTGTAGCCATAGTAATATCTCTTTTATGTATTTATCAATACAAAAAATGGTGTTTTTACTATCTAGGGACACCTGGCATAATCATTCGATTACTATTTGATTCGGCTGGGCTGGCTCTACCGGTTTGTTGGTCAAAGTTTATTGCAAGTTGCTGAACATAATTAAACGGACTTATGGCCAATTCAACTTCGATTAGTACTCCATTGTCATATGGATAGCTAATCACACTGTTCATTATTATTCTTGGATCTAAACTAGCTACTCGTTTTATTTCTGTTTCTATTGCAGCCTGCAGATCCGGTGTGTTAGGTTCGAATACGAAATCCCAAAGAGTGGTTCCGTAATTTGGTCGACCTGGTTTAGCGCCTTGTGGAATGTTCAATGCATTCAAAAAATCTTGTATTACCAATTCAGAATCAGTTATTCTAAACTTTTTGTTTGGTCTAACCGGATTAGTGACTGATCCGCTACCCCCGTCTATACCTGAAGGTATTTGACTTGTTTTTACTTCCTCTAAATGTAATGTGCTGAATCCTGTATATGTAGCCATATCTAATCCTTATTTTTATATTTAATCGCTTTATTATGCTCTGTCCAATGGATTAGGAATTTTAGGATTCTCTAGTAATTGGTCAGTTTGTTGTTTAATTTCTTCCATGTTAAAAGTATTAACAGCAACAGTAGGGACTTTAATATCCACTGCACCGGGCGTACCTGATGCTGCAATTTGCGTTTCTAAAGATTGGATAGCATCTTCACTAAGACCCAATGTGGCGTAAGCATTGATTGTTCCTCCGTTAGATCGAACCTGCTGTTCTAAAGTAGCAACTTCTGATTTAACATTCTTTTTACCTTTGAAAATATTAGAGGCTACATTTTTAATTTTTTCCCCTATCTTACCTGTTACCTCTTTTACCTTTTGATTATTCAAAACATTGCCTGCTACAAACAATCCGCCGGCAATTGTTGCTAACCGTTCAGAAGATTTTCCTGTAGTAAACAATGATGCGGCCCCTAACGCAGAAGCAACATCTTTGGTTGTTAAATTGCTTACGCTATTTTTAACTTTATCTATGAATGTGTTTGATGAAGCTACTGAGGGGGCAGCAACCGTATTTAGACTTTGCGTGTTTTCTGAATTTATTGCTGTTAAGTTCTGTGGCTTGTTTGGTGTCAACTTTTTAAATGCTCCGGTTATTTTTTCCCAAACACTGGCTGCCGCACCTTTTATAGAATTTCCCGTATTTTTTATCAGTGCTCCCAATCCACTATTTTGTTTATCCGCAATATTAGCTGCTACATTTCCGGATGCTATTAATTCCTTTGCCGATTTGCTAGACGCATTTAACATACTATTTGTTCTTTCACCTATGCCAATAGTTCCGGTTCCAATAGCGGATTGCTTTAGTGCATCTAGAGTAGGTGTAACTCCTATTGTTGCAGCAGACAATATTAATCCACCGGTTTGTGTTGAACTTTCATTCCCCATCATTGCGCCGGCGGCAATTAATTTTCTTTCGCTATTTCCTAAAACCTCTGCCGCCGCGGTTGCTTGTACAGAGGAATTGTTTATCAAGTCATTAACCGACCCTACACCATTTTTACCGGTAAACACATTAGGTGGTAATGAATCTTCTATGGATTTTCCCCTATTAACATTTGCATTCACTGTTGCCGAACTTCCAGGCTTTAGATACCCGGCCTCTTCTAGCTGCTGGGGAGTTAATCCAATAGTACCCACACTAATAATTTTTTGTCCATTGACATTTGTTATTGCGGCTCCCTCAAGTGATTCGTTTGTTGTTGCTCCGGTGCTTGCGTTGACTGCCATTTGAGAAACTAGTGCTGCGGTAGTTACCTTATCCAGTGGGTTACCAACCGAATTTAAGTTAGGAACTGTAGCAATAACTGCAGGGGTTGTAGCATTTACTGCAACACTAGCAACTGATTCATTCGTCTGCCTTAATGCGGTGTTTGGCGTAGAGGGGAAGTTTGCTGATGCAGACAAGTTTGTTTTAACATCAACCCCTTGATTAGCATTAGCCCACGGTTGGTGTGCAGGTGCGCGGCTTACGATACTTTTTAATTTACCAGGTGCAGGAGCATAGCCCTTCGATGAGTCATAAAGTGTGTCAGTGTGTGCTATAATGGGAAGTTGTTTCACCTCTTGCGGAACCAATGAGCTTGATCCGGTGTTTAGATGGACGTTTGGACCACCGTTTAAATAATTAGTTTTGTCGCTTTTAATGCTGCTATCATCTTTACTATATAAACTCATTTTAGAGTTTACCTTAAGTGTATAATTACCTTTGGTAAAACCTTTATATGTCGTACCTACAAATTGATTGGTAGCCTTTATACTTTCTAAGTTGATATTGTCAGCACTAATGTTTAAATCTTTTTTAGCATTAATATTAATATTATTGTCTGCGTGTAAATTTAAATCCCCTTGAGTTCTAATATTGACACTATTAGTGGCATACATATCTATTGTGCCTTCTTTGCCCAATTCTATCCATGACCTACCGTTCGCGTGTATAATGAATAATGTTTGAGCCGAGTCATTCATTAAAATCATATGACCATTAGAAGTTCTTAATCTAATTAGTTTGTCATTTCCGTTAATGTCACCGTCGTCTAAAATAAATGTATGACCACCTGTTCTACCAATGACTGTAAACTGGTCGTCTGGTATATTTGAATCAGTAACTGCTTCATTGATGGGCTTATTATTTTTACCGTTAAATCCACCGGCATATATAGGATTTCCGGGAGTACTTAATCCGAATACTTTACTAGGACTTTCACGCATGGCGCTACTGGATATTGTTCCTCGTACCGCATCACGTATCAGCCCCTGCTCATTTAGTATTGCAGCCTGATAACTATGAACCGGTCTAGCCAAACTGTTAAGCTCTTCGCTATTTTCATATTTTGTGTTAGCGTCATTAATTTCAGTTACCGGTAGACTAGTGGCGCCGCCGTAGCTATTTGCTTCTCCTGTGTTTGGTATAATTGCGGGCGCCGATCCTATTCCGGGAACCATATGTATTAAGGTAGCAGGAGGGATCGATGCTATGTAAAATCCTAAATCCGGTTGACCATTAATGAATACGCATATTACTTCAGTGTTTATGTCGGGCGGTGTGGCCCAAAATCCATAACTATTTCTATTACCCACAAAACTGCCGTCAGAGTTTTCGCTTGCAGTGTTTCTGGTATATCCAAAAAACGGGCTAGCATAATTTACCCATGTCCAATTATTAGGGTCATCTTCATTAGCTGCGTTTAAACGATTTAGAAATACTTGAATTTTTCCTGAACGCAAAGGATCTATATTATTTTTTACTATGCCTATAATAGGGTGCGAGTATAACGGATTACCCCCTCGCTCATCTTCAAATATTTTGAATGATCCCCGTTGTTTTATTATATCTTGATTTGCCATGCTAAAGACTCATTTATGTTATCGACCACTATCGTCATCTGCTGTTCTGTTATTTCCCTGAGTACTGTTTGAAGGGGTTAAATTGTTTGTTTTTGTTTGAACGACTACTGCATCTTTTTGTATTGTAGCCAACACATCTGCCCTCGTCTGCTCTAAATTACTGGTCTTTTCTCTAGATTTATTTAAGGGAGTTTTTAATGCAAAGTTTGGTATAACTGTTTTTAAATCTTGTGTAAAAACTCCGTTACTAAGCCTGCTAGTGACGTTAGTAACCATATATACCATTCTTCCCTTAGTCTGTGCCTCAATATCTTCTGGATAATTCCAAAATTTTATGTTATTTTTAGGCTCTAACAATCCTGTACTTTTACTATAGTCTATGACTTCATTAAACCCTATTTCTATAAAGACTTGACCTGTATTAGCATTTATAGAAAAGCTAGGACCATACCATTTAGCTAACATATCAGATAAACTTCCGGATTCTACCGGCATTATAAAATCCGGATCGCCTAATATTTTTATATTAGCTTTAATTTGTTCAGATGGACTGTACAAATATGTTTTAACTGTATTCTGTAATTCCAAACTTCCAGGAAGTTTTCCTGCAGGAGAAGAATCAGTAGATGGTAAAATACCAACCGGAGCAGTATCGTTAGATTCAACTATTCCTCCTTCGGTACTTAATATTCGTGTATTGAAATAAAGTAAGTTATAGTTTACTTCATATGAAAGTACTTCTGTATTTTCGCCGGTATACCAGTACTGATATATTTTGTGTGGACCGTGATATCCGGTTTGATATTGTAACATCAATGATCTTATATATGGCACTCTGTATTTTTGTATCACATATGTTACATCGTATGCGTAATCATTTTTAGAAAAATCATAATCAATTATTTTTACCAGTGGTCTAACAATATACCATTCGAAATCTTTAGATTGTTGATTTTGCCCGTTAGCTGTATCTGCAACTAATGAATCATTGGTATTAGTTGGCTGAAGTTTTTCTTCATCAAAATATACCATAGCATCTCTTATGTAAGTGCTTTGACCGATAATTTGATCTATCGCCGATAGTATTGATGTTCCGGGGGCCAAATTAATTATTCTTTTTTGCTTTTCTATTTTGGCTCGTTTAAAATATGCTGTCCTATCATTTACTTGATTAACATTAGTTACCGGTACCGTAGGTGCGTAATATTTACTATAGAAATCTTTATCGACTATCAGCGCACTTCCCACTTTACTATCACTGTCGATTACTATCGAATATTTGTCTGGGATTTTTTGTTTGGCTTCACCTTTACTGGGATTGGTGAGTTCAACAGTTTGTAAGTTATTAAGTGCATCAATTAATCCATTACTTGCATTCTTGTTTTGTATGGTTGTTAAAATATCTGCATTGGTACGACTCAATGAACTAACACTTTGCGTAGCGGCGGATACTTTTTTTGCACCTAGCGCGTTTTCTACAGTGTCTGCTGATATAGCAATAGATTTTGGAATCACCCCTCGTTTTAATCCATATGCTACTTGTTCATTTAATAATCTAGCTTCAATATTATATACCGTAGTTGTTCTTTCTAGCTTGAATGACATTTTAGTTATAACTATGGGGAATGCTCGCTCAAACGCTGCATCAACATCGGTTTTTCCATAGTCTGCGGTGTCCGGCATATCAAATGGTTTTGATACTACGTTGCCCTGATTATCATACCCGTAGAATCTAAGAACCAACAAATAAGGACACAATAATGCCATAGATTGGTCAGTTACTGGTCTTTTAATTTTAGATTTTTTTTGTGCTACTTCTTGAGCAGCTACCAATCTACTAGGAAACGACATAGCGTATGGCTCAAAAATTTGAAATCGTATTAAAGTCATATTGCTAGCTACTCTAGTATCTTTTCCATTTGTAGCCGTAGTGATTTCTAAATTGTCTATATAAAAATCCAAATCAAAAAATTGATTGCGGGGATTGTTAGGCGAGTTTGCAGGGGCGCCTGCGCTTTGTATTAAAAGGTCTAAATCTTTTAAAATCCACTTACCGTTAACAAAATAACTGTTATATGAATCTGCGGATAACGCATACAAACTTATTCTATATGTGCTACTACTAAATTTACTTAACGGATTATACTGTCTTTTGTTTGGAAACTTATCTCCCAAATCTGCACCACCTGATATTGCAATAACCGGAGCACTAGTAGATATCGAATTAGTGGTGCTACCTGCAATAGATTGGTCATCTAGTACTGAATTTTCTGAAACACCCCCGGATATCTCAATTATGTCGGGGAAGCCACTCGTTGCTGATGTTTGAGCGATGGCCGGATCTTCTGTGGTTTCATTTCTTGTTGTAGGTTCATTAGAACTAGTTTGATCGGGGGTAAAGCCAATTAAAAGTGGATTAGTGGGATCAACCGCATATAATTCATTCTTTAGTTGATTTACTCTAATCCGCTGACTTTCCACCTTACTAGTAAGTCTAGCAATATTAGTGTATATGTCCGGAGGTATTAGTTCCGGATTGTCTCTGTTTCTCCGTATAAAATCTTCGTCGATTGCTATTTCATTCAAATCTGCTTTTATAGTAGCTTCGTATTCGACTATAAGAATTTCAGTATTAGATAATTGGTTGGCCACTGTATATGTATTAATAAGTAAAAATAGATTGATAGTTGTTTAGGTTAAAACCCTAAAGCATCTTTCAACACCGGTAGTTGCGGAATATAAATCCACTTTCCGGCAATAAAATCAAACAACGGGTCAGGCAATGAATTGGGGTTTCGTTGCGCAAATACCCACCACAGTTCGCTGTTTCCGTATAAATCGTATGCCAATAAATCAGGACGTAAATGATATGTTTGATTTATTTGCCAATATTTATCCAACGGATTAGCCGGGATGGGCCTATTTACCATAACATCTAAGAATTTATTATCAAAGATAGGAGTTTGATAGTATGGACTTGTTTGCGGATATGGCATTACCAAAATCCTCCTCTATATAGTTTACCGGTTGCATAATCTGCTACACTGAATATTCTTGTAGTATCATACCGAGTTACGATAGGTATACAAGTAATAGATACTGACAATTTAGTAGGCAAATATGTGTTATCCGGGTTAGCTAACCTAGTAGTAAAATTAGGTTCGTCTGAAATGCCGCCCGGATTAAGACCACTATTTCTCACCCTAAGAATACTTTTTATCGCTCCTGAAAATGTGCCATTATTTGCATTAACAGTTTCTTTAGACTTATAAAAAGCATTGGTCTGCCCTTCGTATAAAGACGGGGTGCCGGCTCTAATATAATCCACGTTATCAGGCAAAGTATACGAAAACTGGCTTATCAATAACGGATGATCTTTGTATTGGTTGGGACCAAACCCAAACAAGTAGCACAGTGGAGGAGGAGTTCCTGCAGGAGGACCAATTGATGCAGTGTCTTGACCGTAAAACATTTTTGTTACTGTTCTGAAGAAATGTATCACAGCCAACATATAATTAGCCTCGGTTGTGCTTTGAGCCGTAAAAGTTGCTGTTATTTGAATTTCATCTACTGCACTGTTTCTGTAAAAGTACTGTTTATAATTAGTGTGAACTATTTCAGAGGGTTCATAATTTGCTCTATATGAACTAGTAATCTGCGGGGTATACGGAAATATTACGCCGCCGGTTGCCTTTAATGGATACAACAGATCATTTTCTTGTGCAACGTTGTAAAGATAATTAGCGTTAGGAGCCAATGATAATTTTACTCTCCAATCTACACCTTGCGATCTTCTATCAATATTATTAGTAGATCCGGAGGTTCTAGCCGCATCAATACTGCCAGCAGTAGTTCTACCCCCCACTGTATCCGGTAGAGGGACATTGTTGAATGTGGTTGAATCAGTTCCGCTAGCAGCCTGTAGATTTGCTACCTCAGTATTTTGAACCGGTTTTGGATTAAAGGCAAATTCCCCTGAAGGTTCTGCTTCTGATGCTGCTTGTGCGGAAGAGACTTCGCTGCTTAGCACAGGACGAGGAGTACTACTTATCGTTCCAAATTGAGTAGTACCTAACCCATCTGCCCCAGTAGGCGGCTCTTGATCAATCGCCGATGGTTGTTGATTCTGAATGCCAGGTGTCTGTTGAACGCTGCTGGTTGGCGGTGCTACTTGAGTAGCAGGTGTAGCTACTCTAGTTGCAGGGGCGGTTACTGTATTCTGTACTGATGCAGGTTGCACATTGGGGCGGGAGGTCGCCGGAGGAGGAACTGCATTCCGTATATTAGGGTCATTTCTTTCCGCTTCTCCATCTGCTGCTGCTTGTTGTCTGGTAAAATTCAACGTTTGCAAAGACTGTTGATACCTAGCGTCTGCGTTTGCCAACGCTTGTTTGGAGTTTTCTACCAATTGTAGTTCTTGCTGGTATCTTAATCTTTCTTGCTCCAACACTGCTAAATTTACTCTAGTAGGGTTTCTATTGTATTCCTGTTCTGCATTTCTGACCAATTTTTCTACACCAGGTAATCCCCTTTGTAGGTTAGCCAATTCGGTACCCACAACCAGTAATTCTTTTTCTGATTCGGTTACATTTAGTTGTGCATTGGCTATAGCCGCAATCCAGTCGTTAGAAGCCATAAAGTTATCCTTGATAAATATATTTATCAGTCAAAAAGTCACCATTTTTTACCATTTATCTTGTCTTTCAGATAACAATTGAGTTATCATTACTTCAACAAAAATACGGAGAAATATGAGCATAGCCACAAAAAAACCAGTCAATTACTTAAACAACAAAGACATTCTTAAAGAAATTCATTTAAGTAAAAATACCTACTGTAGTTATAAAAACCCAGACAAAGATCACAAATACGATTACATCATAGACTTACCTCAAGAAACATTAAAAAATTGCTTTGCAACCGCACTTCAGCCTGAAGTATTACAGACTGCAAAAGAAAATCATGCTGCTAGAATATTTTTAGAAACAGGCACAAAGGTAGACCCAAATACAATTGATGAAACCGAACTTACTTTTAGAATAATGACATGGGATCATATTCCAGTAGCACCAAAGCAACCCAGAAAAATCGACAAAAAGAAAACAGCCAAAGACATTTTTGAATTTGAGGATGACACTGAAGAGTTCGAAGATTTGGAAGATCCATCACTTAAAGGGGATGTTGATGACATGGTTCATGTTAAGGTTAACTTTCCTCCGTTTCAACACTTTAGAATGGACAAAAATAGAACATTTAGATGTGTTGGAAAAAGCCATTGGATAGGTAACATGTCTGATGGAGAATTTAGTAAAGATCACGGAAACATTACCAATAAATTAGCCAAAATGTATATTATGATGTGTGAAAAATATGCAATGAAGTTTAATTGGCGAGGGTATACCTACAATGATGAGATGCGCAACAGTGCTATTCTTCAATTAACTTATGTAGGACTTAGGTTTAATGAAGCTAAATCACAAAATCCATTTGCATACTACACTGCTGCAATAACTAATAGTTTTTGTCGCGTCTTAAACTCCGAAAAACGAAATCAGAATATACGCGATGATATTTTAGAAATGAATGGTCTAAATCCTAGTTGGACACGTATGGGTCAGATGAGTATGACTTATGAAGAATAACCATATTAGTTGATATTCATACAATTAGTTCATATAATAGTGGTATGACTAACCTATTTAAAAAAGCAGCCGTATTTACCGACATTCATTTCGGTTTAAAAACAAATAGCCTACAACACAACCAAGACTGTGAGAAATTTGTAGATTGGTTCATTTCTGAGTCAAAAAAAGAAAATTGCGAAACTTGTTTCTTTTTGGGAGATTGGCATCATCATAGAGCCAGTATCAATCTACATACCTTACAGTTTAGCCTGCAAGCAATAGAAAAGCTTAGCAAAAATTTCGACAGAGTTTTTTTCATACCTGGCAATCACGATCTTTATTATCGTGATCGTAGAGATATACATTCCGTAGAGTGGGCAAAGCATTTACCTAATATCACACTAGTAAATGATTGGCATATGGAAGGTGAAGTTGTAATTTCCCCGTGGTTGGTTCAGGATGATTATAAAAAATTACAAAAGCTTTCCGGAAAATATTTATTTGGTCATTTTGAATTGCCACACTTCTATATGAATGCTATGGTAGAGATGCCCGATCACGGTGAGCTGAATGAAAACCACATGAAGGGATTCGATAAAGTATTCAGTGGTCATTTTCATAAGCGCCAAGCAAGAAAGAATATTTGGTATATAGGAAATGCGTTCCCACATAATTACGCAGATGCAGGTGATGATGCACGTGGCATGATGATTTTAGAATGGGGCAATGAACCTGTATTCCGAGCTTGGCCTAGACAACCACTTTATAGAGTATATAAACTAAGCGAAGTTTTGGAAAATCCAGAAGGGTTGTTATTGATTGACAGCCACGTTAGAGTACATTTAGATATTGATATCAGCTATGAAGAAGCGAATTTTATTCGGGAAACATTAATACCCGAACACAAATTGCGAGAAATGACACTTATTCCAATGAAGCTAGAGCAAGCAGAGCAACAGGGGTTAGACGGACTTAAGTTTGAATCGGTCGATCAAATTGTCATCGACCAAATAAACTCTATTGAATCTAACGCATTTGACAAAAAAATTCTGTTAGACATATATAACAACCTATGATTCTATTAAAAAATATAACTCTTAGAAACTTTTTAAGCACCGGACAAGTCACTCAAGCAATTGATTTAAACAAGCAAGAACTAACGTTAATATTAGGTGAAAATCTTGATTTGGGAGGAGACGGTGCGCGAAATGGTACCGGAAAAACTACGTTAATTCAAGGACTTAGCTATGCATTGTTCGGTGTGCCCATAAATGACATAAGAAAAGATAATTTGGTAAACAGGACCAACGGTAAGGGCATGTTGGTTACATTAGAGTTTTCAGTTAACGGCGTAGATTACAAAATAGAGCGCGGCAGAAAACCTAACATACTAAGATTTTATGTAAACAATGATTTACAGAAATCGCAAGATGACGCTCAGGGCGAAAATAAAGAAACGCAACATGCGATAGAAAAAGTTATTCACATGAGCAGGGACATGTTTACTCATGTTGTTGCGTTAAACACTTATACTCAGCCGTTTTTAGCCTTAAAGTCCAACGAACAACGAGCTATCATAGAGCAACTTTTGGGTATTACGCTGCTATCTGAAAAAGCTGAATCTATCAAACTCCTAATAAAAGACACCAAAGATGAAATTCAACAAGAAGAATTTAGAATAAAAGCAGTTGAAGAAGCCAATAAAAGAGTTAAAGAGCAAATAGACGCTTTGAAGAGGCGACAAAAACTATGGATTAATAAGCGTGATGAAGATGTTTCTAATCTAAAATCCAGTTATGACGAGTTAAGCAAAATTGATATTACCACTGAATTACTGTTGCACAAAAAGTTAACCGAACATGTACAACTTGTTAAGGATTACAATGATTTAAAAAAACTGTTAACTAGGTGCGAAATAGATTTAGACAAAGAAACTAAGTTAGTAGACAAACTCAAAAAAGAAATAGAGTCACTAAAGAAACATGAATGCTATGCATGTGGACAATCTTTACATGATGCAAAGCACGAAGAGGTGTTGCTTCTAAAAGAAAAATCGTTGAAGGATGCATCCTTACAGGTTATAACAACGGTAGGTGAAATGCAAGAATTGAATCTTGCATTAAAAACAATCGGGGAGCCAGGGCCAGCGCCTAAACCCTTTTACGATAAAGAAAGTGATGCAATCGAACACAAAAGCACGATGACTAACATAACACAAATGTTAGAAAGCAAATTAAAGGAAGTTGATCCGTATCACGAGCAAATTTCAGAAATGGAGAGTCAAGCCCTACAAGAAATCAGTTTTGATCAAATTAATAAGTTAACTAAAAAAATGGAGCATCAAAAATTTTTGCTAGACCTGCTAACTAGCAAAGATAGTTTTGTTCGTAAAAAAATTATTGATCAAAATCTGAGTTATCTAAATGCTAGATTGACACATTACTTAGACAAAATTGGTTTACCTCACCAAGTTGTTTTCAAGAATGATTTGCAAGTGGAAATTACTGAACTGGGTCGAGAGTTAGATTTTGACAACTTATCTAGAGGTGAAAGAAATAGATTAATATTGGGGTTAAGTTTTGCTTTTAGGGATGTGTGGGAAAGTTTGTATACTTCTATTAACACATTATTCATTGATGAACTTATCGATTCTGGTTTAGATACATTGGGTGTAGAAAACAGTATCGCTATATTAAAGGACATGAGTAGGCGCCGACAAAAATCTATTTGGTTAGTTTCACATAGAGAAGAATTGTCCGGTCGGGTACCTAGTGTGTTAAAAGTTATTAAAGAAAATGGATTTACCTCATATAATACTGCGGTGGATATCGAATGAGTACATTGTACTTGGACATGGACGGAGTAGTTGCAGATTTTGATGCCTATGCGTACCAAACACTAAGGATTGGTCCTTCAGAGGGTGTTTATCCTAGTAATGAATGGAGAAAATTAAAAAGTAATCCTAGATTATATAGAGATTTACAAAAAACACCATATGCTGACGAACTTGTTTTCCAATGCAGTATTTTTGCAAAACGAAATAATTTTCAACTTAAGTTTTTAACTGCAATACCAAAAAATAACGACTTACCGTGGGCGTTTCATGATAAAGTTAAATGGGTAGAAAAAAACGGGTACGGTTCTATTCCAGTTATGTTCGGACCTTACAGCAAAGATAAACACATGCACTGTGTGCCCGGAGACATTCTTATAGATGACAGGACCAGTAATATTGATGAATGGAACAAAGCCGGTGGTTATGGAATACTACACAAGAATAGTTACGAAATCACATTAGAGAAATTATTTGCATATGAAAATACTATTAACCGGATATAAAGGATTTATTGGGCAAAATATGCTCAAATATATCAAAAACAATACTGATTGGGAAGTTGATACCTTTGAGTGGGGAGAGTACTGGCCCGGAGTATTTGGTTATGATTGGGTAATTCATTTAGGTGCTATAAGCAGTACAACAGAAAAAGACATAGAAAAGGTGTTGCATCAAAACTATGACTTTTCTAAAAAACTATTTGACGAATGCAAAACTTTTGGCGTTAACTTACAATATGCTAGTTCGGCTAGTGTATATGGACAACTTACAGAATTTACTGAGGACAGTAATTTAGATCCAATAACTCCATATGCTTGGTCAAAATATCTTTTCGAAAGATATGCGTTAGATCACGAATCTGGTAACATTGTGCAGGGATTTAGATATTTTAATGTATACGGAGATCATGAAGATCACAAAGGCAATCAAGCCAGTCCGGTGCATCAGTTTGTAAAGCAAGTTAAAGATACTGGAAAAATTAAAATATTTGACGATAGTGAAAATTATTTTAGAGATTTTATATGTGTCGAAGATGTATGTAGAATTCATGTAGAGTTTATCGAGCGTATTACTGATTCGGGTATTTGGAATTTAGGCACCGGTAAGGCAACAAGTTTTGCAAAAGTAGCTGATTATGTCATAAAAAATTACGGGGGAAAAATAAAGTACGTAATGATGCCCGACAATTTAAAAAGAAGCTACCAATATTATACATGCAGTGACAATACTAAATTAGAAGACACTTTAGGGAAACAATATTGGATTTCAATAAAAGATTTTTTAAAAGATAAAACGAAAGCATAAGTAGTCACATGCCCAGCTCACAAAAAAATAAAGGATCCAGTTTTGAAAGAGAAGTTGCTAAATTTCTTTCGGATTTGTACGGAGAAAGTTTTATTAGAGCACCTGGTTCAGGTGCATATGTGGGCGGGGTTAATCAAAGCAGAAAGCAATTTTTACACGAGGGTCAAATACGTAGTTTTAAGGGAGACATTGTTCCAGGACAAAGTTTTTCTAAATTTAATGCGGAGTGTAAAAGTTATAAAGACTTTCCATTTCACCTCCTTCTTACGGGTGAAAGCAAACAGTTTGACCAATGGCTATCTCAAATGTTAGATGTGGCTGATGACGGCGACTTGAACATCCTATTCATGAAATTTAACCGAATAGGAAGATATGTAGCCGTACAGCCAAAGCTAACTTGGGTACTAGACAATTATACTTTTTATTCTAGCGAAAAATACGGTGATTGGATAATCGCAGAATTTGACAGCTTTTTTAAATTCAACAAAGACTTAGTTAAAACTTATTCAGGCTCAACAGACACAAAGTCATCTTTTTCACAATTTACCACTTCAAATATACAATTAGACGGCTGAGTTGTCAGTCCTCCTTGAGAAAGTACGGGTAGTGCTGTGCTGACGGATCTGGAGTATGCATGTCAGTAATGACATGGAATGTCGAGAGGGCAATCTTGGATAGGGAACCCTCAATGAGTCTATATCTCACTCTGTTTTGCGGATATAGAACATGCGTTGCCGAAGAACTAAATTATAAAAGTTTAGTAGCTTCACTACAGTCCCATAATACTTACCGGGCAACCGACAGCGTATAGCAACAAAAAGAGTTAGCTATTCGGGGAATAAACAGCAAATGGATGACGGGCATGGCAAGTTTCCAATTGGTAGTGCTGAATAGCACTACCATGGCTTCAAAGCGGCAATGTATTTAAAAACAAATAAAATTACTTGTTAATAACAATCCAATTCCGAACAATACGAACGAAGTGAGTATGTGAAGGAATTAGATGAACGAAGTTCATCTT